TGGGTGATGCTGCTATCCAAGCAGAGATACTCAAGAAGTTTACTACACCACCTGAACCCCCAGCAGGTGCAGAGCAAGGTCCACCGTCACCACCTACGCCCGGAGCAGCCCCAGAGCAAGCAGGAGTTGGCGTAGCAGATACCACAGGAGCAGGTGGCGGTAACATAGGTACAGGTACAGTACCTACACCGGGTGAGCAAGGGTTTACTGGTACATGACAATAAAGAAGCTAGTAAACGATAAGCCTCTGTGGGATGACTTCTTAGAGGTGCTTGACAGTAAGATTGATGTAGCGCAACGTAGGTTAGAGCAAGAGACATCTATTGAAGGTGTGTATCGTGCTCAAGGTGAGATTGCTGCACTACGCAGATTAACATATTTACGGGATGAAGTAAATGCCTGAGAGAGATTATGGACTAGGTGGCAGAGAGGCCCGTGAAGCTTATGATTCAGCGAAAGCTAGTGTAAAGTCAAAACCTACTGTTAGGCCACGAGCTAGACCAAAAAAGAATGACCCACCCCCTGTCAGGCCAAGGGCTAGGCCTATAGAGGAAGCGGAAACCATATCTGTAAAAGAGAGCGACACAGACGCTTTAGTAGGTATGTGGGATGCAGTTACAGGAAACTTTACTCCTTCAGAAGAAAGCTCCTTAGGAAGAGAAGTAATAAGACAAATAGAAAAAGATGCACCAAAAGACAGCCCAAGTATAAGTCTTCCTAGTAAACCTGCCTTAAATCTGGGGCCAGCTAGTTTAAGTGAAAAAGGCATATCCCTTGATTGGGCTAATGTATTTGAAAGTTTATTAAAAGACAAACTCCCAAATAATGTGAGGGTAAATAAACTAAAGTCTTCTTGGGACGGTGGAGATACGATAAAACTTTTAGATGCAAATTTTACTTTTGCAGAGGGTGGTAAAGTGAGCGATCAAGCACAAACAGAAATGGAACTCATTATGAACGAGCAGGAAGACCCTGTAAGTGGGAACACTGCTCCTATAGGCGCTAAACCTTCTGAGGTACGTGACGATATTGACATTCGTGTCAGTGAAGGCGAGTTTGTAGTAAATGCACAGACGGTACGTTACTTTGGGGAAGACTTCTTTAATGAGTTACAGAATGCTGCAGCAGAAGGTTTTGATCGTATTAAAGAAGGTGATGAGCTACCCTTCAGAGATGATGAGCTAGACGTTGAAGAAGAAGAGATGCCACAAGGCTTTGCAGAGGGTGGTGTAGTACCTGAACCTGTTGGTGGCGGTTATGGTCAGTACGGTGGTACTGGCTCTAGGTTCTCTGGCTTTCAAAGTAAACAATATATTAACGATGACACTAAACAAAAGATGGTTGTATTCTTCTTTAATGGTAGGCCGCTAAGCAGAATACCTGAAGGTTTTCGTGAAATGGGTGAAACTGCTGTGGAAGAACAGCAAGCGGCACAGGCTGCACCTACTAAAGATAAAGATGAAACCTTTGCAGACGTAATAGAAGAAGTAAAAAAAGAAACGTATGAATATAGAGGCACAGATTCTAAAAGCTGGAATCAAGGACAATATGAAAACTACTATGCTGACCTTAGAAAAGATATAAAAGAAGGTAGAAACCCACTAGCTTTAACAAAAACAGAAAAAGCTGCTGCTACTCTTTTAGGTGGTGTTACAGGCATCTTTGGTAAAATAGCAGGAACAGGTAACATAGCTGAAAAGTATATGCTAGATGCTAAAACAAAAAGAGCAGAATCTGTGTTTTCTGAATTAGCAACAAAGCAAGACGCAGGAGACAGCCTGTCTGCAAAACAATTACATCTACGTTACACGCTAGGCTCTGCTTTAGGTAAAAAGGGTTATGATCCTATAGTAGCTAATCCTTGGAAAGAAGATGAGCTAGATGAGTTTGGCTTCCCTACTCAAGAGGCAGCAGATAAAAGAGGCATTACTCTGTTTGGAGATGATGCTACATTTGAAGAGAGAAGACTAGCTTATGAGAAAGACCCTACTAGACCTATGGCGAGGCCAGACTTTAAGCTAGACGAGGAAGGTAATTATGTAATACAGGATGAACCTATAGGAGATTATACACCTGTTACAGATATCTTTAGTGCAAAAGATAAGGGTCATGTTAATTTACTTTCTAGTCAAGAACAAGTGCAATATGACAATGCCATGGAAACAAAAGACCGCGCTTTAGTACAGCATTTTATTATTATAAATAACTCTAGAAACAAAAAAGAGAGCTTTGCTGAACAGTATGATTCTGCTTCTGAAGATGAAAAAGATAGGCTAATGAGTGCAGACAGAGTAGATGGTCTTTCTACACAGGATAGAGAGCAAGCTATAGCTCCACCCCCACCGCCAAAAGAAAAAGATTCTGATCCGTTTAAACACATCAAGGAAATACAAGCTGCTTTTAAAAAACGTGAACAAAAGACAGGCGTAGGTGGTAGAAATATAGGCGGCAGATAATTATAAATAAAATAACTATAAGGCTACCCAGCTTCGGCTGGCCCCAACATAAAAAGGAAAACAACTATGCCTGAACTAGCAGAAGTAGAAACACAAAAGACAGCAGGTCTTGTAAACCCCAAGAAACCTACACCTCTAGAAGATAAGATCAAGAAAGAGGAAGAAGAGCTAGAAGCTTTGATGAAGTCTCGCACTGAAGAGATCGAAGAAAAAGCAGAAGCCAAAGAAGATAAACCTGCTAAAGAAGAAAAAGAAGAACTCTCTGGTGAAGAGCGTACATACAAGAAACGTTACAGTGATCTACGTAGCCATCTTAATAAGCAGTCGGAAGAGTTAAAGCAACTCAAGGCGCAGCTAGACACCGTACAGAAAACAGGCAAGGTTCGTGCTCCTACGTCAGATGAAAGTATAGAAGCGTGGGCAGAGAAGTACCCTGAGATTGCTGGCATTGTCGAGACTATTGCAGAGAAGAAAGCACAAGAAAAGTTTAGCTCTGCAGATGAGCGCCTGAAAGAGATTGACAAGATCAACTCAGAAGCCCAGCGCACAAAGGCACAGAACGAAATCCGTGCTATGCACGAGGACTTCGATGATCTACGTGGCAGTGATGACTTTCACGATTGGGCTGGTGAGCAGCCTAAGTGGGTGCAGGATGCACTGTACGAAAACCAAGATGACCCTCAGTCCGTAATACGTGTCATTGATCTATATAAAGTAGACAACGGCATGGATACCAAAGGAAAGAGGCAGAAGAATAAAGATGCAGCATCTGCTGTAAAAACAAAACGTGTCTCCAAACCTGACAGCGATACTACTGCTGGACACTTGCGTGAGTCTGATGTGCAACTTATGAGCGCACAAGAGTACGAACAAAAGTCAGATGATATCATGGAAGCTATTCGTAGCGGAAAGTTTGTTTATGATATTTCTGGTGGTGCGAGATAAATAAAGTATTGACAATACACAAACTCTATGTTATAACTGTGTATGTTAATAAGGTGTGAGTATGCCCTGTTAGACGTTTCAGCAACTATACTTACATCTTACATTAAGCGAAGACAAATATGATAAGACTTACCTGCTCTACTATAGGCCCGACAGACATTAAACTAGGCCTAGTTTCTTTGATGTCGCACCCTAGAACGAACAGCCTCTTACCTGATTGTTCTGCTTATAAAATGCTAAATAAGCCTAACTATCTAAGGAGGATTTAACTATGGCTTTCGCAACAGCGTCAGGCTACGGTAATCTACCAAACGGTAACTTTAGCCCAGTAATCTACAGCAAACAGGTACAACTTGCTTTCCGCAAGGCCTCAATTGTAGAAGCAATCACGAACTCTGATTATTTCGGAGAGATTGCTAACATGGGTGATTCCGTCAAGATTATCAAAGAGCCTGAAATCACAGTGAAGTCGTATGCCCGTGGCACGACTATCACACCACAAGACCTTGACGATGAGGATTTTTCTCTCACCGTAGATAAAGCTAACTACTTTGCTTTCAAGGTTGACGATATCGAAGAAGCACATTCACATGTCAACTTCGGTTCAATCGCTTCTGACCGTGCAGCTTATCGTTTGGCTGACCAGTTTGACCAAGACGTTCTTGGTTACATGGCTGGCTTCAAGCAATCAGCTATTCACGGTAAAGCTAACGCAGCTAACACAACCGTAAACGGTTCTAAAGCTGTATCAACTGCTGGCTCTGATGAGCTTCTGTCAAGCATGAAGCTAGACGCTTCTGACTTTAACAGTGGTTCAGCAGGTAACTCAATCGTAGTTAAGCCCCGTACTGGTGCTGACTCGTTGAACACTACAACAGCTAACGCTACACCTATGCAAGTTCTTGCACGGATGTCACGTAAGCTTGACCAGCAAAATGTAAGCACAAATGATCGTTGGATTGTCATCGACCCGGTGTTTGCAGAACTACTTAAAGACGAAGACAGCCGCTTGTTGAACGCCGATTTCGGTGGTTCAGGACTACAGAACGGTCTGGTCTTCAATAACATTCACGGCTTCAAAGTCTATATGTCAAACAACCTTCCTGAAGTAGGTAACGGTCCAACCTCTACCACATCTACAGGTTCTGCACACTACGGTGTGTTGGTTGCAGGTCATGCTACTGCTGCAGCAACTGCTGAGCAGATTAACAAGACTGAGACTTACCGTGATCCAGATTCATTTGCAGATATCGTTCGTGGTATGCATCTCTATGGGCGCAAGATTCTTCGTCCTGAGGCGCTCGTGAACGCAATCTACACATCTGGTCTATAAGGGAGGAATGAGATATGGCACTTGGTGATAATACTCTTGCTTCTGCTCGTGGCGTTTCGCAGCGTGGTCGCAACCCTTATATGGTTCAAACTACCTTAAACTTGGCAACAGCCTTGTCTGACAAAGGTTCTGCTCTTGCAGCATCTGATGTCATTCCTGTAATTGCTGTAGCTAAAGGTACTATGGTCCTGAACGCAGGTATCGAAGTTGACACTGCATCCGATGGTTCTACTTTCACAGTAGACTTAGGTATGGTTGATGCTGACGTATTTGTTGATGGTTTCGATGCTACATCTGCAGCAGCAGTAGTCGCACAGAACCCTGCAGCTTATCAGCCCGTAATGGCTGTTGCTGATGACAACATTGATGTAACAATTGCTACCCTATCAGGTGGTGCTGTTTCATCAGGTAAGCTCCGTGTATGGGCTGTTCTTATGGACTGCACAGACATGGGTGACATGGCTGCTAATGAAGTAGATCGTGACACACTTGCATAAGTAAAACTTTAGGGGCTGCTTTCGGGTGGCCCCTTAC